GGCTTCGTCTGTTCGTGTAAAAAAACGCTGTGAGTGTTTGGCTCGTTAAACCCTTGTGGGTGTTGGGTTTTGTGGCGTTCGCGTTGTGTCTTTACTTGCTGGCCACGTCGAGCATTGCAGGGCTTACATGCCGGCACGAGGTTGTCCATATTGTTGCCGCCGCCTTCAATGATTGAAAGCACATGGTCGGCTTCGGTTGCGACGTTGACACCGCACCAATGGCACGGCGGGTTGTCTGCTAACAAACGCGCACGGTTCTTTTTAAATTCTGTTTTGTTTCGTGTCTGACTGTTTAGGTTCGTGGCCATGCTCACGCGCCTACGGCTTGTGCTAGCGCGGCGCTCACGCGCCTTGCTGTTGGTTGGTGTTGGTTACTAATCATGTCGGGCTAATCCTTTGTGCATTGTTTGTTATGTGTATGTCAATGCTTACACCATGTAAAGCCTAATGCGCTAAAGCCCCACCCACGGGGTTGCCCTAACCCGTACCCTCTAATTTGCTTATTGGCTGATTATGTTTACAGCCTGCCACGCCAGCGGCCCGGTCATTTCGTCGCGCATGATTAGGGGCATGGCGTACTACCCACGTTTCCGTGTGTCACCAACTACCGTGCAAATGGTTTAGGTCTATGCGTTATTCTCTGCAGCCATAATTAAACGGCCTATGTACTCTGCAACTTGCGGGACTACCGCGTTACCTAATCCTCTAAGTCTGTCCACCCTGTGGGAAACCCCATTAACCACTCGACCCACGTCGGGTTCAACTTGCCACCAACCGCCATTGGTAAATCCTTTTCCGTGCCCTTTAAAGACCGACCCGACGGCCCTTTCCAATCCCGTGCCTGCGGTGTCGGCCACATTTGTACCGCGTCCGCTAACCCTAAACTGTGCGACGTTTTGCCGTTCTTGGACTTCCTGCGCCCCGACGATGTTAGTTCCGCGTTCGGGTGTTCTACCTCTTGCGTCGTTGGGGTAGGCCACAATAATAAGTCGGTCTCGTCTATGGGGCGCACCCAATCCGGCTGCTGAAACAATGCGCCATTCCGCGTCATACCCGATTTCGGCAAGTTCACCAATAACTTCAATTCCCCCCATAGTGAGGTGTCCTCTGACGTTTTCCAACACCGCATAGTCGGGTCGTAGTTCGCTAATGGCGGTTCGTACCCAAGGCCAAAGGTGTCGTGGGTCGTCGGTTCCTTGTCGTCGTCCTGCAAGGCTGAATGGCTGGCAAGGGTATCCACCGCAAATAACGTTAGGTCGCTCAATGGTTGACCAGTCAATGTCTTTAATGTTTCCATGGTTTGGCACCTCAGGCCAATGCTTCTTTAAAACCTTGTTGCAGTAATCGTCTATTTCTGATTGCCAAATTACTTTAAAGCCGGCTCGTTCTAAGCCAAGGTCAAGCCCCCCAATACCGCTAAAAAGGCTGCCTACCGTAAGCATTATTGGGTGCCGTAATCCTTAATAATTATGCGCGCCCAAATTTGGTTAGACAAATGTTCCGTTGACCAACGCAAATGTTGTAACACTTTGTCTTTGCACAAGTAATCTTCGTGCGCTGTTTGCATTTCGTCAATTAAACGAACCATGCGGGTTAGTAGTAAAACTTGTTCTTCAACGTTCATTATTCGCCTTTGCTGCTCGGTAGTTTTTTCATTGCGTCAATTACTTGTGTTGCTTGATCGGGGCTAAGCACTTCAAGCGTTACCGCATCGCTGTTTAGCGTTACCGCTATGTAATCATGTAACGCGGCTTCGTCAAACCCAGCGCCCTTGGCAAGCGACTTAATGAAATACAACTGTTTTTGGCTTGCTATTCGACTATGGCTAGCCGCTGGTTTCGGTGCCGGCTTTGTGTCGTCTTGTCGCGCTAAAACCTCGTTTTGGCTTGCAATTGCTTTAGAAATACCAAACCCCATGTAACCCAATGCACGGCCTAACGCGCTAGTCATACCAACCATAAATTCACTGTTTTTTGTGTATGGGGTTTTGCCCGGGTATGGCTCTGCTGCGGTAGCAATGCTTGGAATTGGGTCGGTTTCGTCGCGCCAAACGGTAACGGTGCAACGGTAAAACGTTGAGCCGTCGGGCATGGTCACCACTTCGGCGCTGGTCTCTTGAATACGCAAATTCGGGTGTTTTTTTAATGCTTCGGCTAAGCGCGTAGGTACGTCTACATAATTGTCAATGTTAAAAGCCATGTGTCGGGTCTCTTTCGTGTCGGGTTTAAATTGCTGCGGGCAAAGTATCCATTGGGTGTAACAACTTTTGCGGCGTCATAAAGCACGGTGCTGGCATGTGTTCGGCCCAACGTGTGGGGTGCCATGTTTCGTACAATGTTTGCCAACCGCGCAACACTACAACACGGTCTACTGTGTCAAGTGTGGCAAGTACGTAAATTGCTGGTTTGTCGCTTTCATGGGTAAGTAGACAACCGTTACCGCGCAATGTGCTTCGAACTTCATAACCGCCAACGTCGTAAGCGTTTTTGTTGTATTGGGTGTGGCCCCAATCTATGCGTAAATGTTTTGCTAACGCCATTTCACCTATGCAACCAATCTTGTGTGCTTTTAAGGCGTTGGGTGGCTGTATTCCGTAGTTATGTTTGGCGCCGGCTTGGTCTGCCCAATCTAAACGTAATTGCGCTACCGCGTAGGCGTAAGTTATTTCGTTTTGCGTTAATCGTATTTGTACCATGGTTAGCCGCCTAACGCTTCAATTGCCTCGCTAACGGTTTGCCAGCCTGTTGCGTCGCCGCTTAGGTCTAGGTCTGTTGCAACGCGCTTTAGTCGGGCTATTAGGTCTGCGTGTTTTGGTTTGTACGGTATGTGTGCTGGTCTGCAAATTTCATCTAACAAATTTTTTATGACTGCTTCGTGTCTTTGCAGGGCTGTTTGTGTCGGGTCTTGCATGTGTCGGGTTTCCTTTGTTTAGTTTGCTGTTTTCCATGGTAGCCAACCGCTGTTGTTCCAAATGGCAACCATGGCTTTTGTGTTTGTTACTGGGTTAAATAGTTCGTCGCACGTTTGCAAAATGCCGTGTGCTTGCAACCAGCCGTTGGGCCAGTATGTCGAGGGTTTGCACCAAAAATAATTTATTTGGTAAATGCCAGCGCTGCCGCCCATTGTGTCGCTGGCGTTGAAAGCGTCACTTGTGCAAAGGCTTTCGCGAACGGCCACTTTTAACGCTGTTTCTAGTTCGGTCTGCGGTAATCCTTCGGCAACTGCCAAAGTCGCAACCTGCGAGCATGTAGTGACCAATGCGGGCAATGTGGTGGTAGTCGTCGTTGTGGACGGCAACACGGCTGGTACAACCTGTGGGGTTGGCTCGGGGGCCTGTGCATTACTGAAGCCAAAAGCGACTGAAAGCACCAAAATTAGGGCAATTATGCCTGTGGTTATCCTGTGGTTAAGTAGCAAATTCATTTGTTGCGGCTTTCCATTTGGTAGGGGTTACCCCACGTGCCGGACGCTGGGCTTTTAAATGCCATTTGCACGTGTAGGCAATCAAACGTTTTAGGGTCTCTGAATAGTTGCACCATAACTTGCTGCCCTGTTTCAAGGGTTGTTATGTAGCACTCGTAAATAAAGGTTTGTGGCTCGGTCATAAATAGGGCTTTCCGTCGGTACGAAAACCCTAGCCAACGATTGTTACGCGGTTGCGGATACCCCGAACGTGGCTTCAAATATGGCTTTTACGGCTTCGGGGTTATCGGCAAACGCTGGCGACAATTCGAGGTGCCACCAATCCCCACCGGGTGAACCTGAAACGGTTTTTGTTTCGTACACTTTCCACGCTTGGCGATCGCAACGCCATGACGCGCCCCACGGTTTCGGCCAGTAGTCAATAACTATTTGTATGCCAAAAGCGTTTGCGTTTGCCAGTACTCGGTCAATGAAAGCCTTAGACACGGCGCGGCCTTCTTTAATGCCTTTAGTGTCCATTTTGCGGTAGGACAAATCCATAGCGCGGCCTGTGGCGTGTACTGACATGGTGCCGGGCTTGCCTTTAATGTCGCGCTGGCCGTAGGTGCCGTTGTTCCATAACGCGCCGTTTGAATACTTTATTGCTTGGCGTACCCATTCCTCGGTGCCGGCACGTTTGCCTTTTGCTGGGCCGTCGGTGTTGCCTATGTAATCTCGAGCGCCTACAACGTTAGGTTTGGCTTTAGCGATCATTGTTCGGTTGGTGTTCCCGGCTTGCTTTTAAGTCCATTGGACGCAACAAGGCCGCTAAGTGTGCCAGTAAGAAAAACCAGCAACGTGCTTAAAAGGTCAATTAGTTGCGCGTCTGTTGGGGCCTGTTCCGTAGGCTGGTCTACGAATAAAATTCCGTATATAAA